CCATTGCCATGCCACGACCCAGCATTGATTGCTGTTTTGTGGTGGCAACCAGTTCTTGACGCAGACTTGAAACCCGTTGTTGCATTTGCTGGTAAGCCCGGGCCTGCTCCTGGCCAGACACGCGGCCGCTTTGCGCCAGGCGACGATAAGCAGTTTCAGTCAGGGCAATTTCCCGGCGGATACGCTCTTCAGACCGGATACCAAGACGCTCTCTATCCTGGTACATACGACGACTGGAAGCAAGTCCACGCTGCGCTGCACGCTCCTGGGCCTGGTTCGTTTGATTATGCGATTTGGCAATCTGTTCATTACTTGCCCGAACAGCCTGGGCATTGCTTTTTGCGCCATCGGATACTTTTTTGTTGCCGCGCTCAACCGTTTTGTTCAGGCGCTCAACTTTGCTGGACGCCTTATCATCGGCTGTAAACTGTAAGGCATACCGTAAATCTCGACTCATGCTTTTTCCTTATTGACTGGACGACGTAAACTTTTCACATGCCGGGTAGTCGTTTTTGTCGAGTGAGATGTCGTTGTACGCGTGCCTTTTCTTGCGCTGCCAAGCAGCATTAATTGCGTTACCACAATCTGCTGGGCCAGTGCCTGGCGCTCAGCAGACTGCATTTCATTTACCGCTGTTAAATAAGCAACAACTTCAGCATCTGTCAGGTTGCGGTATTGCTGCTCTGTAACTCCGTATCGACCAAGGATGAGCCGTCCTTTTCTGAAGTGCTCAAGACTGGATTCAGCTTTTCGCGCTTTTTTTTAAGCCGGTTGACTGCATCATTAATGGCATCGTAATCTTCAGGCAATAGCCCTTCAGCCAGCAGCTTGTAAGTGATTTGCTCTTTCGCAATAGTACCCAGCGACACCAGCACCGATGCAAAAATACTGGTTTCAACCCGTAGGCCGCTGGCACCACCCACACTTTCCAGTGCGTTGATGTTGTCAGCCACCTTTGGCAAACGCACCTCAAAATCATAATGCAGCTGGCCGTCATGCTCGATGCCGTACTGCAGGCGGCCTTTTTCTGTCAACATAGTCATTCAGTTATTCCTCAACTTTACGTGCAGCGAACATGGAAACATCACGTCGCGCTTCATTATCAACACTGTATTCTTCGCCCACCTCGGTGGTATAGCAGTCCAGGTACGAGATTCGTTTCCCATCGCCCACCGGGTATTCGGTGATTTTTGCGCCTTCTACAGCACTCCAATTCAGATCGCCAGACAGCGGAATAGCCACCGCCAGGCGCAATTCGAATTCCTGAATACCCCGTGCAAAGCCGCCAATACGACCACGGCGGTTCATGGTTTTAACCGGCTTGGTACCGGTTCGCTCGGTAGCTGATAGACTGGCCACCTCAACTTCCCGTCCATCAACCTCTAAAACAATCGCGCCTTTAAATTCTTCCAATGCCATAATGGCTCCTTAATTACAGTAAAAGATCCACTCGACCGGCGAACACATGCAAACCGTTGACTACATCAGTCGGCATTTTTGCATTCAGGCGATTAACATCCTGACTGTCCCGCTCAACAATCAAGCCCGATTTATTGGCTTCGACTTCTTCCACAATTTCCAGCTCTTCGGCTTTAAACAGCACATCCAGCAGTTCCGATCGCACCTTGTCTGCCGTTCTGTCTGAGAGCTTTTCACGGGGAAAGCGCAAAGAAATACGCTCACGAAACGCCTTCCGCATATAGTGCAGCGTGCGCATAGTGGTAATATCCAGCAACGCAACGTCATCCACGCCTTCAGCATTTTTCGTGTACGTGCTAATGGCGCGCACAATCTGCACCCGTTTTCCAGGTCCAATTTCAAAGGGTGTCAGGCCGTTATACAGTGCATTTTCCTGCTCGGTACGGCCGGGCTGAATAGCCGTCGGTGTAATGTCCAGGTAACCCATCATTAATGTATTAAGGGGTCGTGCCGGATCTTCTTCCGACGCAATCACAGCCGCATAGGAAGCGGCAATTTCAGCATCCGATTTAACCGAACCGGGATGCCAGCCCATGGTGACAAGACCACTATTGATTGCCGAAGCCAGTGCTATGCCCGCTGATAAAGAGACGCTGGTACCGGCAACACCAATGGCATCACGCTGCTCCATTGGGCTACCTACTGATTCCAGGTGCGCACGTAATTCAGCCAGAGCTGTGGCAGTGGCAAATGGACACACCACAATATTATGGTTGGCTGCAAAGGCAGCCGTTAAAGCCGGGGTAATTGATGGATCATTGGCACCGTCCGCAAATGCAGTAACAGCAACCGAAATGCCCGTCGTTTTGCTCCAGGCAGTCAGAGCCAGCAGATTGCCTGCATCACCTTTATGCTTTGCCGTGAGCGTTACCACGCCGGTAGACGCAGTCGCTGTAACCGGCAAATCAACCGTCCCGGCAATCAATGTCGCCAGCCTTGAGGCCGTGTTGGCAGCGGTATCGCCCGTATCAACTGCCAGATCCAGCCGGTTACCCGCCACCGTAACCGCAACAACCCCGGGGGCCGTGGCCGTACCGGTGAATGTAACTTTGCCGGTTGCGGCAACACCAGCGGCGGCATCGTCTACGGCCACCACGCTTAATGACACGTAGGGGTTTGAGGTGATGGCGGCTTTTGCCATCAAATGCGCAATAGAGCCATAGCCAAAGTAAGTGGCTGCCTGGACATCATCAAACACATCGATAATTTCATTTTCCGCAACAGTACCCGAAGCCAGACGCTGCCCAACCAACAACACACGCTGCGGGTTTCCGGGCAAGCTGCGCACTGCCAGCTTCGTATTAAACTCCAGATATTTACCTGGCTTTCGAATGCTGGCGGGGATTTGATCAAAAGAAATATTAGGACTCGCCATTTGCTTTTACTCCTTTTTTGGGCTGTGAAACAGGCTCTGAAGACGCATCCAGCAGCTCTCCAAATTTAATGCGTCGTAAATAATAAGCAGTGGCATCCACCTCAACAGCAGCGCCGTCACCAATGTAGCGACGGGCATTTGATTCAAGCGGCACCTTTAATCCTGGCGCCGCTTTTACAATTAATTTATTCATCATCAACATCCTTTAAATTTATGATGTCATTGGCGACCGGTGTAACGGTTGCCGGGTTGGTATCATAGTTAACGCGCACGGCCAATAAATCAGGATTCGGGTTATCGACCCTGCCGTGATACAGCTGGAACAATTCATCCGCCTTGTTCTCATCAGGCAAGGGCCATGTCTCATTTGCCAGGACATGCTCAAACCAGTCGGTTTCAAACTCACAGGCATAAACAGACACCGCCCGTGATTGCAGTTGCGTATTGAATAACGTACGTACCCGGCCAGGACGCAAGGCACTGATAGGCATGCCCAAGTCCTGCTGTGAGAGCAATCTGCGAACAGCCCAAACCAGCGTATTGGTACCCACCTCATTGGTACGGCCAGTAATGCGACCGGACTTATCGTTGCGCACGCTTTGCTGACCCACCATCACTACAAACGTACCGGTAGACAGGTATTTCTTTTTGGATGTTTCAACCGCCTTGCTGCGATTAATGCCACCAAACGTCACCCAGGCCGCAGGCAGTGCCCGAACGATATTGCCCAGGTCATCATCCATTTCACCTGAGTACGAAACAACCTCACGTACTATTTTTCCAAGGCCTTGCTTCAGCCTTTCGATGATGGCCAGCTCGATTTGGTCATAAATAACCGGCTCCATCAGAAGTAGTCCTTCAAGTCATTGCCAATGCGTGTGCCTACGTTCATGCTTTGCACACGATCCTGGTTGGCGGGCGCAGTCACATCCTCCGCATGCAGCTTGATTTCACCCTTGGCAATCATGGTTAGCATGCGCACGGCTTCGCGATTGCGATCCCGCATTTCATCGGTTGCCAGGCGACCGTCGGATCCGGCCAAGCGGTAACGTGCCATATCACAGCAAAGACCTTTCAGCAGGTTTCTGGCACCCGCACCGGCTGAAATGCTGGCGCTATGCAACCATCCAATGTAGCCATCAATATCCGCACTGGATCGCTCCAGGGCACGGGCAATAACAGCCTGATCAACCAGGCCGGTATTGTCCCGGTCTGACAGCTGGCGAATTTCACCCTCGCCAAATTGCTCAATCATGTCACCGACGGTTGCATAGACATTCATTTTTTCACCACCCGAGCATTGGCCCTTGGCGCTTTGGCAGTTAAAGCCTGCGCATCAATCGGTATATCCTGATCCTCTGATGGCGTCGCATCAATTGGGCCCATAACATGTCCGCCAGCCAGCAACATGGCCGCTTCCGTTTCTGACATAAAAACAATACCTTCTTTCATGGTTTTGCTTTTATGTTTGATGGGGTGGAGTATCTGATAACCTTTCATGACTATTTCAGTCCCGCGTTCTCAAACAGATAGCCAGCTCCTGCGCCCGCAATGACCGGAGAGCAATCATCAGAAACACCATAAACCCAGGATTTGATATCCTCAGCGTAATAGGGTTTCTCAACCATCGGGTGGCCTTCAATCTGATAGCCATAACCAAATGACGGCACTTCCAATGAGGGATTTGGATTGTCATTGACATAACCCAGCCAGGCATCTTTTTTCCAGACATCAGTAAACCCGGCAGCGCTATCGCTGGCTGAAATGGCTTTGCCAACCTTAATATCATCAATTTCAAGAAGGCTTTTCAGCATTTCCAGGGTAATGGATTCAGCCTTGGTGTACTTGATACGCTCAATCAGCTTCGGATGTCGTTTTAAGGCCCCGAAGGCCGCGGGACTTAATACCAATCGATTGGGCTCGATACCAATGCTGGCGCGGATGGCTTCCTTTGCCTCATCAATATCAGCAATAGGATCTGAATCAGGGGTTGCCCACGAATTCAATGCCGTAAACGCAACCTTGTTATCGGCCCCGTAATTGTTTTTGTTCAGTGCCAAATCGGCACACTCATGTTCATGCGATAGCGCCAGTACACTGCTGGTTAATGACAGCGAGCGAGTTGCCAAGTCTATACCTGGCACTTGCGATGCATCTCGCATACGCTCACGTGGAACCAGACTTTCAAGTGCATTGGGTACAATCGAATAGGGCTTGCCCTCATAACCAAAGCTGATCCGCTTTGTGGCCGAACCCGGTGCACGCCTGGTATTGATGCGCTTAAAGGACTCCTTGCCGAATTCAATAACGGCACCGCCGTATTGGGTTACCGGCACATTTGGAAAAATGAACCGACCAATCATGTTGCCCTGGGAAAAACCGCGAACCACTTTAGTCAGAATCGGATCAATCACACGGGTTTGTTGCAAATTCATTGACATTTTTAATCCTTAAAATTTAAGCAGCGGTACTGGCTACGCCCAACGATGCAAATAAAAATTCGGTTTCGGCGTTAGCGGCCGCATTTTCGATCGCAATACCCACCGGTACGCCCGTTGTGTGGGGCGTAATTGTTCCATTAGCGCCGACCTGCACGCGCTGGCCTGCCGTAATGGCCGCGGCTGCTTTTGCAACAGCAGTGCCCGCAACGGTTACCGCAACGAGATCACCAATTTCCGCATCAGTTTGCGCCACGCCATGGGCATCTTTTGCGGCAGCGGCAATAGCGCCCGCAAAGGTGACCAACACACCCCGGTTAAGTTTGACAGCCGCTTTAATCGACAGCGTTTGTACTGCATTACCTTGTCTCATTACTCAATCTCCAAAAACGATTAACCGCCGACGGCGCGAACAGCATCAACCCAATCCATGCCAGGATGGGCATTTTGATAGGCAGATGCCTTGGCGAAAAGCACGGCTGATGAGGCGTCAACCTGTGTGCCAA